GTTAATGGAGAAAGTGAAACTTTTGATGGTATGAATACTGTTGTTCATTACATGAGAATACCAGTATCAATGTGTAAATGTTGTTTGGAGAATAATGGTAAATATAAATCCTAATAGAGAATCATGTATGGAATACATGAAAGAATTAATCAGGAAAGGATTAAATGAAACTGAAATAATAAAAGAATGTAAAAAAGACTTTAAAGGCGTTAATAAACATACATTTTATGACTGGTATAAAATAGTAATTAAACAACAAGATATTAAAGCGTGGGAAGAAGATAATCGTATAGAAATAATAGATAAAAGAGCAGATAAAATTAACTTGAAACATCAAATATATTTAGATCAAAAAA